AAACAAGAATCCAAAAATTCTCAAAAACCCCACAGGTAAAGTTATTGAGTTTAGTTACGATAGTAGAGTGTTTACTTTTCAACCGGGCGAAACCAAAGCCATTGAAGGCGGAGCTGCCGCTTTAGCTTTGGAGTTTGATAATACTCATTTGATAGAGGTGGAGACTGTACATACTGTAACCACTGTCACTCAGGGTCCAAGTTATACCGACATGGGTCTACCCCAACTGCTTAAGTTAGCTAAATCCAGAGGGATTAAAACCAAGTTCGGGATGAAGAAGATCGATGTCATTGATGTTCTGGTAAACTCAGGTATCAATGAATGAACGGATTAATGAACAGATGAATGAAAAGACGATTGAACTCTATCAGGCTTTACTTCAGAAAAAGAAACTCAAAGGATTAGAGGATTTGTTCTTCTTTAATAAATACATTATCGAACAGGGTGAAGACCGAAGGAAGTTTATTGTCCCTCACGTTCACGGCGAATGGGCGGAGTGGTTTGCTAAATCCGAGAAAAGAATCCAGTGCATTCTAGTTCCCAGGTCGTGTTTTAAGAGTACTTTTTTTACGGTGGGTTGGTGTTTGCAACTCATCGCCAAGGATCCTTCTATCCGCATCTTAATCGCCAATGCTACTTTAGACAACGCTCAGAAATTCCTAGGCGAGATAGGGTCGCACATTAAAGACAATCCCGAGTACAAACAACTCTATGGGGAGATGTTTGACAAGGACTTACGTTGGAATGAGAACGAAATCGTCGTTAAAGGACGAAGGACAGGAGTTAGAGAACCGACCATCAGCGTGGCCGGCGTAGGAGGGAACTTAGTCTCCAGACATTTTGATGTCATCATCGGGGATGACTTAGTTAACGCTGAGAACTCCTCCACTAGATTCCAAGCCGAGAAAGTCATCGATTGGTGGAAGAGGTCGCTTTCTCTATTGGAACCTGACGGGAAGATGCTTCTAATCGGCACCCGCTGGTCGTACTACGAACTTTATTCCTATCTAATAGAGCACATGAAAGACGAAGTGGACTTCTACATTAAGGGGGCCCACAACTCAGACGGCTCGCTCTATTTCCCCGAAAGGTTCTCCGAACCTAAGTTAAGAGAACTGCGTAAGTTACACGGTTCTTATATCTACTCCTGCTTTTATAATAACGACCCCATTGACGAAGAGGAGGCGATTATTAAAAAAAGTCAGATTAAGTACTACGACAAAGCCCCGTTAGGTTTGAACGTCTTTTCCGCCTGCGACCCCGCCATCTCTCAAGGAGGACAGGCTGACTCTTCGGCTTTTTTAACCGTCGGGGTGGCTTCAAATGGGGATTGGTACGTTCTCGAGGCTCAGCAGGAGAAGAGTACCGTGGCGGGAATGGTGGAGAGACTCTTCTTACAGAACAACCACTGGAAACCCCTAACCTCGTGTATTGAAGTCATCGGTCAAGCCCAAGGTTTGCTTTCACCTATCCACGACGAAGAGGAGAGAAGGCATATCTACTTACCTTTAGTGGAGATCAAAGCCCTCCCCCAGGTCACCAAGGAGATGAGGATACGGTCTATCTTACAACCGAGGTTTGAAAGAGGTTCTGTTTACATTAAAGAAGAGATGACTGAACTCGAAGAACAACTTATCAAGTTCCCCAGAGCCAAGAAAGACGATTTAATCGACGCTTTATCAATGATTGAGGGCATCGCCTACGAACCCCAGACCAAAACAATAGTCGATAATAAGATTTATGAGTCAAGTTTACAATATAAGTTAGACAACCCCACTCCGTTTGAGAGATTTGCCGATGAGTTTATGGGAACTGATTTTTAATTACTGATTACTAATTAATGTATAATTAGTCTATGGAATATCTTTTATTCGGAGTTATTGTACTTTTAATCGTCTACATTACTTTTCAGGACTACAACAACCGCAAAGAAAGAGAGAGTTTGGAATTAAAACTGATGAGTAAAGATATCACCGAATATAAGGTAAATACTGAACCTATGTTAGAACCAAAACCGGAGGAACCGGAGGAGTATCTGGACACTGATGATGTTCCTGTCTCTAAGTTATTAACCGCTAAAGACCAATTATGATTAGAATAGAAAATAAAGACGGTTCAAAGGATTGGAATAAAGCCAGTTCCGAGGAAAAGATCGCTTATTGTGATACTTTAGTCGAAGAGGCCAAATCCCAGCGTGAGACCAGAGAAATAGAATGGTACTTAAATCAGATGTTTATCGATGGTAATCATTACGCCGCTTATAACACCACTACCAATGCCCTAGAAACAAGACCTAAAAAGAAAGGTGAGGTCAGAATGGTGATTAACGTCACCAAATCAGCCATCAGGTCGATAAAAAACTACGTTACCCGTGAAGAACCTAAGTGGGATATCACTCCCGGAGACACCGATGAAGATACTATCACTAATGCCCGCAGGATGGGGAAGGTTTTGGACTATCTATTCCGCAAACTTCACTTAGAACAGATAGTGGCCGGGGAAACCGAATCGGCCCTGAACACTTCGGTGGGTTGGGTCGAGGTTGATTGGGATGAAAATGCCGAAGGGGGATTGGGTCAGGTCAAAGTCATCCTTCACGACTCTTTTGATGTTTACTGTGACCCCTATTCTAAACTCAACAACGGCCTTTTAGTGGGCAGATATCTATTCAAATCCATTAAACGCCCCGTCTCAACGATTAAGGCCGACGACAGGTACGACGAAAAGACCCGGAAAGAGGTTAAGTCCGACGATTCTTTAGCGGAGTCACCCGTAAAGTCAAGAATTCTTCAGAAAGAAGGAGCAACCGAGAGTAGTAAACGGGCAACAGTCAGGGAATTTCTCTTATGGGACGACGAAAAGAACTCCAAAAAAGGCAATATTAAAGTGGTCACTTATTCCGGGAAGAATTTACTAAGGGATGAGGATACTAAATTAACCGAATATCCGCTTTACCCCCTTCAGGTTAGTCTAAATCCCAATAAAATCTATCAGAGGTCGTGGACAGCCGATGCCATTCCCATAAATAAGGCCATAGACAGGGTAATTTCTCAAAAAATCATGTATGTTAACAAGGCTTTGGTCTTCCGGATGGTAGCAGACTCGGGGGCGATTGCTAATTACATCACTAATGAACACGGAGAGTTCATCGAGGTCAATAAAGGTAGACAATTCTCCCAAATGCCGATGCAACCCCTGCCGGCGACAGTCGATACTCTTTTAGATGAACTTAATTCTTACCATCAGGACGTATTAAGTGCCCACGATGCCTCCACCGGGTCTTTACCCGCCGGTGCCCGTTCAGGTAAGACCTTAGAAGCTCTCCAGGCGGCTGAGAGCAACAATCTTTCAGGTTTAAGTCAGGCTTTACGTAGTCATTTATGTGTAGTGGGGAAAAAGATCCTCGATTTAGTGGCGGAGAAATACGTCACTTCCAGAATAGTCACCATTTCCGAACCGGAAGAGAACGCCGAAGGTCAACAAGTGAATACCTTAAGAGTCATCGGTGAAGGAGCCCCTGAACAGGCTAAAAGGGAAGATGCTACCATTATCACCGGAGATAACGAGATGGTGGTTTCCATCGGTTCCTGGTTAGGGTATACCCGTGAGGCTCAAAGAGAGACCCTGCTTAAACTGGGTGAATTAGGTATCATTCCCGCTGAAGAGATTTTACGTCAAATGGAGTTTGCCAACATTGAAGACCTGTCCGCTAAAGCCAAAGAACAACGTCTGGAAAAGAACGCCATGGATGCTGAAGTGGCCGGTAGGAATCAGGGTCAAGAACAGGGTCAACCGGGACAAGGTCAACCTAATGAAGATATGCAGAAGATGGCCGACCAGGAGAACACCCAGATGATGAATGGCGAACAACTCCCTCCCACAGAAGGAGCAGATATGAGCCACACCCAAACCCACATTGACTTTATGAAGACTCAAATGTTCAAATCCGTGCCCCTAGCTACCCAGAATATCGTCAGAAATCACGTTAATGGTGAATTACAGATGCAGGGAGTAGGACAATAATGCCGTTCAAATCAGTTGCCCAACGAAAATTCATGTATGCGAAACACCCGGCCATCGCCAAGAAATGGACCGCCAAGTACGGGTCCAAGATAAGAGGAAAGAAGTCCAAGTAGGATTGTGCTATATCATTTGTAATACAGTATTGTGCTATAATAATTTAAGACCAAATGGTAGTTAATAAACCATAGTCTTTTAAAAATATGACCAAAACAGACCCAGTAGAAGGGGCTGAGGACCTGAAATCCGAGGTAACAACCGAGGATAATTCAGAGACCAAAGACCCAAAACAGTCAAGTGAGGATAGTGAAGAGGAAAAGACCTCTAAGTCGACTTTTAAAGTTCCCGATGGAAGGGAACTAACGGCAGAGGAAATGTACGCCGAGTACAATAAACTTTTACCCGAATTCACTAAACGCTCTCAAAAATTGGCGGACATAGAACGCCAATCCAAGGAGGCAAAGGCTAAGGCCGAGGATGATGCTCGTGAGGCCGCTAATAATAGCGACCTGATGAAAGACCTAGATCCCAGCGTAAAGGAGGCGATAATTCAAATCGTTAAACCTTTATTCCAGGACTATGACAAGCGGAAATCCGAGGAATCTCTTAAAGACCAACAGGATAAGCAATTTGAAGCTGAACTGAAAAGTCTGGAGGGAAAATACGATGGTAAGAATGGCCTTCCGAAGTTTGACCGTACTAGAGTTCTTGAAGCGATGCAGGCAGAAGGAAACAGGATCTTTGACCCTGAATCCATGTACCAGAAACTTCACGAAAAGGAGTACACTGACAATCTGATTAAGCAAGCCTTAAAGCAGAAAAGCGGTGGAAACAACTTTGAATCTACGGGTGCTGAGGAAGATCATAAACCAGACGAGAAATCCCCCAAGACATTTGCAGAAGCAGCCAAAAGAGCTTTCACTAGGTTTTAAGTAAGTAGCCAACCTCCCTTCAACTTTATTTATTATTTTATATTTATAAAAAAGAAGGTGAAAATAATATGGCTCAAAATTTAAGTAATTTCGCTGAAGCTCTAAGAATAGACTATTTACCCGTTATCCGAGAACAGCTCGGTAATTCCTCAGCCTTTCTGTCTACGGTTCAACGTAATCAGAAAGATGTTTCAGGAAGTAAGTGGCAATTAACCGCTCACTACCAGAGGAATACAGGTGTCGGTGCCGGTTCTGAAACCGCACTTCCCACCGCCGGCCAACAGGCTTACAAGAATCCCTATGGTGTAGTTAAATACAACCGTGGTCGCATTCAAGTTTCCGGTCCGGTCATTGAGGCTTCCCGTGATGATAAGGGTGCTATTGTTCGGGCACTCGATTCTGAAATTCAAGGTGTTACCCGAGATCTTAAAAAAGAACTCAATTATCAATTAATGAACGATGGTACTTCCGTCCGATGCTTAGTTAACGGTGATCCGAGTACAGGGACAACCCTGACCGTCGATACTCCGGGGACTAATTACCTCTACGATGGAATTATCGTTGATGTTGTCGACGCTGCCACTGGTACTGTCGAAGATGAGGATGTGACTTTAACCGTTACCTCTTCAACTGTCGCTACCGCTGGTGCAGCTTTAGACACTAACATTGAGGACAATTCTAAGGTCGTTAAGGCTAACTCCACCGATGGTGCAGGAACCTCTTATGAAATGATGGGTATCAAAGGTATTGTCGATGACACTGCCTATGTGACTACTCTTCATGGAATTAATAGGGATGACTACGCTTGGTGGAAATGTTCTACGTTCTCTACCGACAGTAATGCCGGAACTAAGAGAGACTTGGATTTAGACTTGATTCAGGCTGCAATTACCGCTGTTGAAAAGAACGGTGGTAAAACCAGTATGATAATTTCCGATCACGATACCAGAGATGCTTATGCAGCTCTCGTTGTCGCTGATAAGAGATTCGTCAACACTCTAACCTTAGACGGCGGTTTCAAAGCCCTGGAATACAACGGTATTCCTTGGGTGGCTGAAATCGACTGTCAACCAAACACGGTTTTCTTCCTGGATATGGAACACTTGTTCCTGATGCAGATGGGAGACTGGAAATGGATGGATAGGGATGGTGCAGTTCTTTCAAGAGTGTCGGGTTCCGACGCTTACGAAGCCGCTATCGTCTGGTATGCAGACCTAGCAACTGACAGACCAAAAGCTCATGCCTTCCTTCGGGATGTGCAGTAACTTTTGTTTTTCTTTGTTTGTCTTTTAAGTATCCCGTTCCTTGAGGAAAAGGGGGTTAACTATTTAACTCGGGCGGGGGCGACTCCGCCCGTTTTATGTTTATAATTTAAAAATTTAATTTAAGGTGGTGAATATAAATGATAAGAAATAGAAATTTAGTTTTTACTAAAGTTACTTCAACTTCGGCGGATGCTGATAAATATTTTCAGCTTCCCAGGGTAGCCCGGACTTCCATGCCTACCGCTTCCTCCGCCAATGAAGGAGGGATTGCTTACGATGCGACCAACAACAAAGTTATCTTCTCCAATGGTGGAGCTTGGGGTTGGATTGCTGATGTCGGGGCTTCGAGTTCTCCTTCAGTCTCGCCTTCAGTTTCAGTCTCGCCTTCAACTTCAGTCAGTCCTTCAGTGTCTCCGTCCATTAGTCCTTCACATTCCCCATCTTAAAGGGGTTAACATTTCGTTAAATCACTAAGGAGGTGAATTAATTTGATAAGAAATAAACATTTTATATTTAATAAAACAACTAACTCCAATTATGATGAGGATAAGTATTTTCAGTTACCTAAACTGGCGACTACGGACCTTCCGACAGCTAATGCTGCCAACGAAGGATCAATAGTCTACGACTCAACCCTTAAAAGAGTAGTCTTCTCGATGGGTGGAGCCTGGGGAAATATCGCTGATACGGGTATGGCTACTTCAGCTTCTATCAGTCCGTCGGTGTCACCATCAACCAGTAAAAGTCCCTCCATAAGCCCGTCGGTGTCCCCATCTACGTCAGTCAGTCCGTCGGTCTCCCCTTCGGTGAGTATCAGTCCGAGTATTTCGCCGTCGGTCAGTCCTTCGGTATCGGTTTCACCATCGACGAGCGTTTCGCCGTCGACATCTGTCAGCCCGAGTACTAGTAAGTCACCTTCGGTCAGTCCTTCGGTATCGGT